GAATACATATCAGGATAAATAACGGAATAAGTCCAAGCATTTGTGCCATTATAATAATACCACGGAACAGAAAAAGGCAAAATCGACTCATAGGTGGATGCCGCAACATTTGCAACTGGAGTAAGTTGACGAAATATCTTGAGAAATGCACGAAAAGAAACAATCTTCTCTCCAACACAAAACTGGGCGGCATCAACAGCGTCATCAGAACTCGCCATATTTCCAATAAAATCATTAGAAACTGAACAATCATTACGATCTGAGCCAGCATTCGGATAAATTCGATCACCGGAAGAAGGCACAATACCAACAATAGGAGCCCAACCAATATTGTCCTTCGGAACTGCCCATTCAAAATTTGGCGCACCAGCAACCTCCACAAGAATAGGCACACTCGTGGAAACAGTACCAGTAACAATAAGAGGATCAACAACATACATCTTGACCAAACCAAAAGATTCAACATCATTCAAATACAAAGAAGAATTCACAAAAGGAACTCTAATTGTTATTTCATTAAGAGTACGAACATCAACAATAACTCTCTCGCAAAAAGGAGCATTTGCTGCAGAAGCAGTAGAAACTACTGATTTGGAGTCACTAGGAAAAAATACAAGTTGAACACGCCCACTATGAAAAGCAGTCTTAATAAATTTGAACGTAAGAATAATATCCCCTCGCCACAACTTGAAATAACTTGACACAAAAGCAAGAGGGGTCATGTGAGAAATAGCTTGAGCAGTAAATGTAGCATTGACTGTAAAAACAGACGGCAATAAATTAACAGAAAGAATCTCATAATCTGCAGCCCTCGTAGTATCCCAATATGTACCAGAAGTGGAGTCATAAGTAGCAAACCAGGCAGGAATCTGAGAAATATATCTAAAAGACATCTCATCATCATCAGTACCTGCACAACCAGGAAGAGAAGTAACTGCATTGTCAGCACTGGCAGCAAGAGGCATGCTCTGATCAACACCATCAACAACACCAAAATAAGGAACTATAACATTCTGAGCCATTCTACTAACAGGAGACAAGTTTGAGGGTTTAGAAAGACCAAAAGCCTTGGCACCACCAGCAAGAATGTCAGTAGCCCAAGAAACAGTACGAGCATAAGCAGACAATCCTGGAACAGGTATAACAGCTTTCGCAACACCAGAAAGAACTCTAAGACCAGATTCAATCGGTCCCACACCAGCAGAAGACATTTCTGCTTCTGTGCTAGTTTTCCCTCTAGTAATACGATCACCAGACTGAGGAACTGCGCTACCAATCAACTCAACATTTTCAAAAGAGAGATAAATGGTATACTGTGCAGCAGCAGTACCTGTTTGTGCACGCATAGGATAGTAGGGCCATAATTGGAGATAACCCCACATACCAAAATTATTAGCATCGGTAACGGCAGCCATGGGATAATAAGACAAAGCAGAATTATACTTTACCTTCATCTGAGCATGAGTGTCACAATTGATATCCATTTCTATACGTTTCAACTGAGTGCGTTGGACATTGCTACAAGTATGAGCAACATACCAGCCAGAATTCCGTGTGGAAGTAACCGAACCACCAGTAGGAACATAAGTCAATAAATAACGACCATCTGTGAACGGATGAGAATTGATAACAAGATCAATAATCATATCTGCGCGAAAGCCCAAAATACCATTCAACTTGTGTCGAAAAAGCGTAGTAGACAAACCTGCGGTGGGCAATTTTATATTGCTAAAAGTAGAAACAGTATCACCCACACCTAAAGAACCAGCAGCTATTATCTGCTTCTTGGCCAAAAATGAAACAATGTCACTAGAAGCATATTGAGAAATAGACGACTTCATAAGAGAAGTCCAAGTAGATACAGAAGGAGTAACAACGGTAATAACCTCACCGTCATCAATAAATCGGGTGGTTTCAGAAACCACAGCAGAATTATCTGCAGAAACATGAGATTGCATAATTTGACCTTCGGTAGTTGATTCAGCCATCTTAAAGAAAAATGACACTCAACTTTAGTGCCCATCGACCGGCTGAAAAGACAGCCGGATTTTGTTGCTAGTATCAAATTGCAGCCCTCACTACAGGACCTACTAGCAGCAAACTTCCTGAAGAGATCAGTGCAGCTGATAATGAGTTTTATAATGTCGGAACAATATCAACGGTGCTTTCGGGGAGCGTATTAAATTCCCAGCAATTCGAAAAAACAACTTTCTAAACAGCTCAAATACTTCCGTATAATATAGACACAAGACATTATATCTTACAAATCTCTTATCTGAGTTTAACCTCTCCAGGTTTCACATTTAGCATATGGAAATGCCTGTTACAAGAACAATATTTTTATTTTAAATTTTATATTTTTGTATTTTGTTTTTAAATTTTATATTGAAACCCCATCAGAACAAAATCTGAAACAGACTCTCACCCATGCCATAGTTTATCGTCTTTGACAAGACACGATGGTTAGACTATGAAATCAGATTCAGAAACAAGAATTTTACGATAATAATACTTCATAGACATTGGACGAGAAAAAACGGCACGAGGCATCTTTTCATCAACAGCAGATATAAATTTTTTCTGATAGTTTTCATAGACTTCTCTAGGATGCAAGGAAAGCTCATCCAGGACTATAGTGATATTATCACAAGCTATGGAAAAGTTATTGTCTTTCTTTGACCAATTTGCAATCTCAAGAACGTCACACAGGCGCATAGGACCAACATAACGATGGAGGTCACTATCAAAAACAAAGGAACGTTTGCAAAACTCGATTTCAGAAAGCTTGCGAAGAGGCTTATCAGCCTGACCCTTTGTCTCAGTGGTATAAACCATGCCTATCAAATGCATCGCTTCAGGAATCGTATACTCATTAAAGGCATCACGAAACTGCGGGGAGACAGAATAAAAACTATCATCACCCGTAACGGCAAGAAAGACATTATCATTGAAATCAACAATTTTTAACCCAAGGAACATCCAGCACAACCTGTAACATAACAGATTGTATAGGCAATTGATATATATAGTAAGTGGGTTACCACTACCCATGGCACCAAGCCAAACAAATATCATATCACGCGTATAATGGCGAGAATTAACAATTTCATACCATAGCATGACTCGTCTGTTTGAATTCACAGGACCATCATCATACCATCTATCTATAATGGAAAGAATAGACCACAAAACCTGATAGCGTAGACTTCCATCATAAGACGAATAATCTCCACCTCCTCCGGAATTTTCATCCACACCATGTTTGTTAAAACAACGAGCTATAAGATCCCACTCAGTGGAATATTGATTGACACCAACAACACAGGAATTTAAGATCCTAGTGTCTGATATATGAGCAGCCCAAGCTCCAAAATACTTCCTAAAAAGCACATACATCCGCTCATCACAAGCGGAAAAGAGTCTGACCTTTCCAAGATCAACTTTTTCGATAGGTAGGCGTTCATCCTTCAAATTGTCATCATAAACATAAAACATTCTAATACCCGCATCCATTTTCCTCTCAGCATATCTCACAAAGAGAGAAAGACAGAAGAAGCGAACAAACCATTGGACTGTATTTTCAACAAAATCAAAAATGGTTTTAATAGGAAATCTCTTAGGAACAAAATTCGGATCCTTACTCTTCTTGCGGCCTAGTTGATGAGGCCATCCAGAAGAGGTTGAACGGGTCATACCTCGAATATGTGAAAAAACTTCACTACCATAGAGGCATTCTTTAAGACTCAAAAGCTTCTTTGTTTTTGGAACACCAGCAGCCTTCAAGTGCTCCTCAAGACTATGAACAGCATCTTCAAGAGTGCCATCTTCGACAACTACCGGAGGTTTACAATACTTAGAAGCAGTAACAAACATGGGATCATGAAGTCTTCCGTCCTCATCAGTATAGACACGTGCATCAGCTGGCTTGCTAATGGGATCTGTAACCTTTCCATAAATAGGCGAACGCCTTATCTTTGAAAAGGATATCTTTGAAAGTCTATCTTCAGGAGGGACATCATAAATATGTTGGATATGAGGTAAATACTCATTATTTCCAACATTTGGCACAGGATAATCAACTTCTTTCTCATCATAATAAAATGTTGAAATCCTATTCACAGCCTCTTCAATATCTTCATGAGATGCTGACATAGCGAAACCACGATTCCTCTTACTGTAAGATGCACCGTGAAATGCCATTATCCTTCTAGTATCCAATTTTGCATTGGTAGACACCAGAAGAGACATACAATCACCTTCATCAGCAGTGGTGTCGTATTCAAAGCCATCAACAATCTGATATGGTACAGTCCACGGAGGACTGACTACAACAGGCGTTTTAATGGCATGTGCTATCCCATTTTCTGTGGATGGCATAAAATCTCTGGAACCATGTAAAACAAAAGATACATTCGATCTCAGATCACTGAGGTCAGACTTTTTACAAAATAACTTACGCTTCAATAAATCTTTCCCTGGTTGAAACAACTTCCTAGGAAGTTCAAAAACAACAAGATCATTGCCAATTTTGCATCCCTTTCGAAGGCATGCGAGGATGTCAGCAACAAAAATGTCAGATGAAACAAGAGAATTATATATACGAGTCAGCCTAACACGAGCACCAACAAAATCATTCTCATCTCTAACAGAAGCAGACATCTTGGTAGCAAAATGATAAGGCATCATTGAAACAGTACCTTGTATCATAAGCAAATGACCATATCTTTTCCACATATTCGTTCCAGGACCAGTCTCGACCTCAACCGTGAACATGTTAGTAGCCAAAATAGATTTGACCAATTGGGAACCTCCCCTATCGGCAAAATCACCTATATTAGGCTTGGGACTTGGCAGTCCCACACGTCCAAGATCTTTCAATTTATATTCGACAACATCTTTTTTAGATCTCGCACCTTTATCACTCATGCCAATAGAATTTGGCAAAACGTCACGTTTGAGTAACCCAGCAGCATACATACCTGTAAAAACACAGGCTGCACCCAAGCAAATGGATTTGAGAGGGCTTTTACGAACAATATTCGCAAACTCTCTCAACTTACCCACCGCAAAGTCACTACTTTCAAGAACAAAATCAATCATATCATCTAAAAGAAAAGATGAAGTAAAAGAGGGATCAGGTTCAACAACGGGAGTATATTCAAAAGGAACATTTGGAGGTAACGTACGGTCACGAAAACATTTTTTGATACAGTCAATACCATACCAATTGCAGATCTCAACGAACATAACACCTGTAGTTGCATCACTACCAGGATTCAAGCCATGGTAAATACCTTCAAGAAAAACAAAGTTACTCTGAAAAGACTGTAAATCACCGAGATTCTGAGGAAAATATTCATGAAAAAGATCTTCAATATTAGAAAGATGCTCATCAACAGAACAATTCGGAAGAATCTTTTTCTTATTTTTCCCATAAAGCTCCCAAAATTCAGACTTAGAAGTCTGATTTCTCATCTCCTCTTGGTTGAGGTGAAACCATTTCTTCCTGGTGAGATGCATATCCCAACCAGTTTTCAATATATCATCCCATTCAAACACTCTACCAGTCAAATGACCAGAAGCATTCAACTCATGAAATTCCTGAGCATGAGGCACAAGAAGTGTAACATCACCAGGCTCTTCAGAATGAATATATTTTCGCGGCAACTTAGAACGATCTAATTTCCTCTTAAAGGGATCTCCAAAACGAAGTGATTTATCTGTACAAAACTCACGACGTATAAAAACAGCTACATTGATATGCATCCGCCTATGAAGAGCTTCAGGAAAGTTTATGGATTCGGTAGCATCAAATTTGCGAAAATTCGTATTGACAATAACGAAGGGAGCACGAAAATAAACATTACCCTTTTCATCAAGATGAGCCATATTCAAAGGATATGGAGCACTACTACCCATTCTAAGAAGTTCCATAACTTCATGGTTAGACTGATTGGCCTTCTCACATTCCTGGAGAAAGTCATCGAGAGTAACAACAAGAGTACGCTGATCATAACCAGTCTGGAAACCATTGGTAGAAAACCAGGCAAAAATACGCGAACAAGGATCAAGATCAAAAGCACGCTTTTCAACATCACTGGTCAACAAGCGCTTGATCAACTCAGCAGCAAGATAATCCCTACTCATAGTCTTTCCAACACCTGGTTCACCATGAAAACAAAATACAACAGGCTCGATACGAGCTCCAGAATGAGAAATATTCCTACTCTCACATGCCTCTTGAATTTTTTCCAACTTGCCAATTTCACGCATCAACAACATCTGTGAAGAACGCTCAGCAGAACGAGCAGGAAGATCTCTATAAAGCTTTCTCATCCTGAGAAGAATAGAATTGGTCTTATCAAGAGTAAGAATATTATGGGGATGTTTACCCTCGTGATATTCATTTACAAAGGAAAAACTCTCACCCAAAAGATCATCAACCTTTTTACCATTGGCATATAGGAAACGAAGAGGTTTGTAATCAGAATAGTTGCACAACAAAGAATTGCACAGCTTTTCCATCAAACCAAGAGTTTTGGTAATCAGTTCATCAATACCAGGCCTAGCATTTTGAAAGGCGGTAATGTGAAGTAAAACGTCCTTAGGAGCTTTAAAACCAGTATACAAATGAACAGCAGAGGCATAAATAACACCAATTAAATCTGTCATCTCACCGGAATTTGGAACAATACTATCCTCAGAGCCAGGTGAAACATCAATCCTGTTCATGACAACAGTAAGAGAAGACAAAGCATCCCTCAATTCTTCAGAAACAGTGAGAGAACTATTAACAAAAAAAGCACAAAGAATGGCCGTAATCCAAAGTTTGTTTTTTGCCAGAGTCTTTGGACCGCCCAAAAGGCTTATAAGACAAAAAAGCA